GATGCAGAAGAACTACATAAAGTATTCGCATACAACGAACAGGTAGAAGACTACATCATAGAAGAAAGAGCAACCAGCAGCAGAATAGTAAGTAACATGATGCAGGATAACCCAGCGCTAGAAGATACCCTTGCAAAACATTTGCTCACGGATAGTTTGGGACAGCATAAAAACCAAAAATCCAAAGCAAGGCTAAAAACAGCAGAACAAGCCAAAGCAAAAGTAATAGAGATAGAAGCCAATATTAAAGAGAAAAAACAAACATCTTGGCAAGAAGAACAAGATGAATATTTATCAGATAAAGTAGATTTAAACGAATACCTATAAAACAAAAGATATGGATATAACAGAAAAAAAACAGATTGTAAAAGATACCCTCGCATTTATGCAGGAAAGAGAAATGAATAGTGCAGATATGCACAGACTATCGGGAGTTAGCGAGGAGTATTTATCAGAAATGTTTAAACCAAATTCAGAGTTTAAATATAATGCAGGAGCAGGAAATACAGGTGACATCCCAGAAAAATGGTTTAGAATGCTTGCTGATGTTATCAGTAAAAGTGCAGAGCAGGAACTCTGGAAAACGATACCTACCAGCCAGATGAAGGGAATTATTGCCACGCTGGAAGAATCTAAGGAGTTTGGGTATACCAGGGTAATTATTGGAGAAACTGGATGTGGTAAAACCTATTTTGCAGACAAATTTGTCAGCAAAAATCCAAAAGAGAACTTTAAAATCACTGTAGGTTCTATGGACAATATCTCCGACCTTTTGGATAAGATTTTAGATGTCCTCAAACTAAAGCATGGTAAATCTAAATCTAAAAAAATGGGTGATATTATCAAAAACCTAAAAGCCCGAAGGATGAAAGGAGAAAAGCCTGTTTTAATCTTTGATGAGGCTGAATATATGAAGATAGCGACACTCTGCAACATCAAAGAACTACATGACCACTTACACAAATATGTATCTATTAACCTTATAGGGACAGACCAGCTGACAGACAAACTAGAATCACTCAAAAAGAAAAATAAAGCAGGCATGCCACAGTTCTACCGAAGAATAAAATTCGGGATAAGAGTTTTAAGCCCTATTGATACATCATTTAAAGGCTTTTTAAATGATATTGAAGATAAAAGTTTAGTCAAGTTCTTACAAAATAATTGTGACAATTACGGAGAACTGCACGATGCTCTGCTTCCTATAAAAAGAGAAAGTATACGAACAGGAGAGCCAATGACAGAAAGATTTGCAAGAAAAGTATTACAACTACCAAACCTATAACATGGAAGAAATTAAACTAAAACAAGCGCTTACTTATGATAATATAAAGAATACTAAGCGATACTACATTCCTTTTACAGGAGAATTTAAAGAAGTGTTTTCTACACCACAAGACAAAGGTGTTTGGCTGATTTGGGGAGCGTCTGGAAGCGGAAAAAGTAGTTTTGTGATGCAACTTGTTGCAGAATTTGCAAGAACTTATAAAGTCATTTATAACTCATTAGAAGAAGAACCAGACGATGATGATTTCTTTTTAAGAATGGAAAGATGCGGTATAGACTCTGTAAGAGGAAATTTCCATGCTGTAAAAGACAATTATGAAGAGCTTGTACGGCGTCTTAAAAAGAAGCAGTCCGCAAAAGTAGTGGTAATAGACTCTGCAACTTATTTTTTCAAAGGACGAAATGCATTTCAAGATTATTTGACATTGGTAAGAAAATTATTCCCTAAAAAAATATTCATCATAACAGCTCATGCAAGAGGAAACAACCCCGAAGACCAATTAGAGTTTGATATAATGCATGACGCTAACATGAAAGTAAGAACGGATGCTTACGGAGCATATAACAAAGGAAGAAAATACGGAAGAAAAAACCCTTATGTTATCTGGGAGGAAAGATACGAAGAATTACAAGGACATCAAAATTAAACAATATGACCAGAGAAGATATGTTATTAAAGGTCTTGCAGTTTGACAGCCAATACGAACGGGTATTTACCGCCTTTGAAAGGATATATATCCAGTATGAGCGGGCGAAGATTTTGCAGGACGAAGAGTTTACCCAGCCCGAGAAGCTGGAGAAGAAAATAAACGATGTGTTCATGAGAACACTGCGGATGAAATGGAAACCTTATAACTAAAAAAATAAAAAGACATGACAGAACTATTTGAGCCTAATTTAGAAGAAATAGAGGCAATGATAAAAGAGACCAAGGCACGGATGGAAGATGCCGAAAGCCTTGCCGAATGGAAAGAATTACAGCACCAGCTGGATGAATTACTAGAGAGACAAAAACAATTATTAGAAAAATAAAGAGATATGAAAAAACAGAATAAGGATTTTGCAATAATCCACAACACACCGAAAGGACAACTATTGATTACCAAAGAGTTTAGCGATGATGAATATATCATCACATTATGGATGGATTTAGAAACAGCAATTGCAAAAATAGAGATGACTATTGCCAATGAAGAAATTGCCGATAAAGCTTTTGAGGCATACAGGGACTATAAAGTAGCTAAAACAGCGATTAACATAGCATTAAACCAAGAATATTTATAAAAATAAAAGATTATGACAACAATAGATTTAGCACAGCTCACAGATGAGCAGAAAAAGGCTTTACAGAACCAACTAAAACAGGAGGAAAAAGCCAAGAAAGAGAAAAAAGCCCAAGATTTAAAAGCATTGGAAGACTTGGCAGCAGGAACGGTGCCAACAATGTTTGAACTTCTTAAAAGCGTTTCGGATGATATTACAAAAATAAAGGAGGTTACTTTCCGAACCTTTGAAAATTACTTGAAGCTGAAAATAGAGACAATGGGCATTAAGGCTAAAAACCAGCAAAGCCACACCATTACCCACGGAAAACAAAGTATCAAACTGGGCTACCGAATTACAGACGGCTACACCGATGAGGCAGGATATGGTTTGGAAATGGTGCACAAGTTCTTAGGGACATTGGTTAAGGATGAAAACTCTAAAAAATTAGTAGCCTCTATTTACCGCCTTTTACAAAGAAACGGCAAAGGGGATTTGGATAGTAAAAAAGTTCTGGAACTGAGACAAATTGCCGATAGAGATTATCCAGATACGGACTTCCAGAAAGGGGTGGAAATCATCCAGAACGCCTACAAACCGAAACTATCCAAATGGTTTATAGAAGCATGGGAAGTAGATGGCGTAGGGATAGAAAGAAACCTGCCTTTATCCATGACCAGTGCAGAGCTTTCAAAGGATATTGATTTGAGTTTCCTGCTCCCACAAGAATAATTTAAATAACCTTTAAAAATAATTTAAAATGACAATAGGACAGAAAAGGTGTGGTCTAAGAAACAGAGAAATGGAGCCAATAATAGTAGAGACCACAAGGAAGCGTATCGCGGAAATCATAGACGGGCTGGAACAACAGAGAGGCGATAAAAATACCGCTCCTGCAAGTGGAGAAAAGCAAAGGCTTATTTCCCTTGCACAAACAAAATTAGAGGAGGCATGCATGTTTGCTGTAAAGGCTATGTATGCTGAGTAACATAACTTTTAAAAATAATTTAAAAATGGACAAAATAGAAGAAATCACAGAAGCAGTAAAAGAGTTTTTCGAGAGAGAAACAAAAGAACTTAGCAAAGAAGAATATCAAGAAGTATTAAGAGAGCTTATCTCTGATTTTGCAATAATGCTGGATGCTTCAAAACGAGAGGATTAAATCCCAATCTTTCCGCACAGGCAGGCATCGGGGTTCAAGCCCCCGAGCGGAGCAAAATACAATTTTCAAAGAAATTTATAAAATGGCAACACTCAAAGCACTGATGACCTCCCTCTCCAAACAGGGACTACAAGAACAACGAGGAGAAATCATCTATGATTTCACAAGTGGACGCACCAGCTCAGCGAAAGAGCTTACAGCATCTGAAATAGATGAACTTTATTACGAGCTGAACAAAAGAGCTTCGGCGAAGTCCCAAGAACTAGACAAGAAGAGAAAAAGACTGATAGCGGCTATCTTCGGGGTATTTGAGAAGATGAACAAAAAACCAAGCATTGAATATGTTAAGGCTATCGCCTGCCGTGCAGCGAAAGAAGATGATTTTAACAAAATCCCTGCCGAGAGGCTAACAAGTCTTTATAATGCTTTTTTAAATGCTCAAAAAGACTTGAATTTTGCCAAAAGGCTCGCAGACAGCCTCATAGAAGAAACGATAATTTTAAATTAGAAAATATGGAAGCCGAACTACACACGCCAGAGCTGGAGATATTAGAAAACCTCAACGAAATCACAGGCTCTAAGTTCCGACCGATAAAGAGTAATTTAACCAAAATTAAAGCACTTTTAAAGGCGGAATTTACCCCGCAGGAAATCGTGGAAGTCATCCAGCTGAAAACCATTCAATGGAAGAACAACCCCGCTATGGCAGGTTACCTCTGCCCAACGACTTTGTTCAGAGAAAGCAATTTTGAAAAGTATTATAATGAAGTTCAACAAGTAAAAGCCAACCCAAAACTATATGGAGAATATTTCAAAAGCATTAACAAAATCCCAACCTCTGCAGCCGACAACGCTGATGACCTTGCAGAGCTATACGGAGAAGAAACAAGCCTTTAATGTGCTGGCAAGAATGGAGCAAAACCTTACTATTCGCCAAAGTCTGGAAACCGCACCGCTTGTGATTTATTCGGGCGAAAAAATAGCTACAATAAAGCAGATTATCAGAGTGATAGAGTTCTTTTTAGAGGTTACAGGAAATAAGCTGGAAACCTACCAAATCCAAGTGTTAGCAGGAGATTTGTACGAGAAATTCAGCCATGAAACTTTTGATGATATAGTACTGATGTTCAAAATGGCACGAAGAGGGGAATTTGGAAAGGTCTATAAGTTTGATACGATGCTAGTAATGGACTGGGCAGGGCAATATCTGGAACGAAAAACTGATGAAAGGGAGAAACTGGTAAGAAGCAGACCACCCCAAGAACAGGAAGAGAAAAAGGAAGATGCACCACTAAAATACTTTCATGAACTATCGGAGGAAATGCAGGAGAAGTTCGCTAAAATCGGTCAGAATTCTACAAAAATGCCAGTATTCCTGCCAAAGAAAGCAACCGAAGAAATGAGCCAAGAAAAGCACCGTCGAGAAATTCAAAAAACAATAGAAAAAGAGAACAAACTATGATAAGAATAAAAGAAGAACAAAGCATCATCACGATGCACGCCAGAGCCGAGATATCACAGGGGCAGATTATCAGGTTTCTGCAGAGCCAAGGCTATGAGGTCAAGGGTTATTATCTAAACCTTCCTGCTCAAGAAGGACTTCTTGTCAGTGAACCAGCCGTCTCACGATGGACATTCACTGCCACGAAAGAGGGCGAAAAACAAAGTAATGAAAACATCTACACCAATGTTTTTGAGCGGGAAATAAAAGATTTTTTCAAAACATTTTCCAAAATATAAACTGTTTTTTCATATTATATTTATTGGTTTCAACCGTCTGCATATGTGGGCGGTTTTTTTATTTTTTTTCCTGAAAAAATCGCCTTGCAAAACTGCAAAATGCTTATTATCTTTGCGATATGAGTAGAGAAGAACGATTAAGGCTTAGAAATCAGAAAGTAAGGCGAGTATTTTCGGAGTTAGAAAGAAAGCACCCGCAGTGGAAATTATCTGCTCTTTTGGAGGAGACAGCCCGACAGGTTCCGCCTATATCTACTACCACTGTGTCTGCGATAATAAAACAGTACGGAATTTATGCGAATTAAAATATATTTTGTATATTTGCATTACAATGTTGAGTTACTATTTTCAGTATAAAGAAGCATTCGCGGTGAAATACCCAAGAAGGCCCGAAAAGTAAAAGCCCCATTAAGGGGCTTTTGCCATTTTATAATAAATTTAATGCATCCATATTCCTTTCTAATATATCTTCTCTTGAGACATACACGGCTTTTCCTTTATACTGAAAAAACATACCTCTTATTTTAGTTCCTCTTGTAGGAGTTATTTTCCTTGTTATATTTCTCTTCAGTTCATCAACATTGAGATTAGGGATAGAATCAAAGTCCCAAACAATATAATAAGGCATTTGATGTGGATTGATTTTCTTATTAAGCATTTGGTCTTTAGATTTATCTATTCTATTGAAAATAGCTTTTCCTGTATTTTCAACAGATTTTCTATCTCCTAAAAAGAGATTATTAATGAGGTATTCTGGATTAGTAACCCCTGTGATATTTAAATGCTTTCTAATATGAAAATTAAAACCTGTTTGCTTAGCACATATATCAGCAATGTAATTATTTCTTTCAAAGTCGCTAACATCATAGTCTTTATCAAAAGTTACTTTCCCGTTTTTCTTTTGCAGGTTTTCAAGCCAGTTTATAGAGTTTTGATAAGCGTCATATTTTTCTTTTTTATCTAAGCCTTTTTCATAAGCTGTTCCGCCAAATATACTTCCGCTTGTTGCTGGATTGTTTTCAAATTCTATTTTAAGCTGTAGACCTCCTTTTATTTCCGTTGGTTCTTCATCTGTCTGTACTACATGACAGCGACAGCCCCAGTCCAGAGGCGGAGTATATTTGTTCCAGAATGGGTCGTTAATAGGGCGTATTGTTCCATCTAATGCTTTGTGTTCTGGACGGACTCTATTGTCATTAACACTGACAAATTTAAGGTTAGGATACAAGTCGGCATTTCTTTCAAAATCTTTCCATTTCTCGGCCATATTCGCATTGGCAACCGTTTGATGATATTCGGTTTCCAGCCATCTATGGTTATAGTCTCCAGAAACTTTATAAGCTTCTTTTTTGAACTCAGACCAAGGCACAAGACTTCCGTCTTTTGTAAGCAAGTCCCTTAGAGTATTCCTAAAAGAAGTTTCTTTAAAGGCACAAAACTGTGCAATATTATGTTTTAAGGCTCGTGCTAAATCTTTGTCGTAAAATTCAGATTTTGGGCTGTATCCTGCATCCACAGCTTTTGAAAGTTTATCAAAATAATATCCCCAAAGTTCCTCACGAAGTTTTTGGGGAGCTTCCTTTTCATCAAAAAGCTCCCGCATGTATTTTTCTATCAGCCTGCTCAGATTAAAATCCGCATTAAGCTGCAGAGGAAAGTCTCCACAGCATTTAGTGTGGTAGTGTAATCTGAGCAGGCTTAGGGCTTTTTTGAGCTTTCGGGGGCTTTGTCGATGCTTTCTGCCTGCGGTCTTGGCACAGATTCAATCTCAGTCCCGTATATTTCGGTAATATATGCAGCAGGGATAATATATCCAGCTCTTAAAAATTCTGAATCTATCTTAATCTGCTCATTGGGGTCTTTGGTCTGTGATACAGCAATTTTAAGCCCGTCTGGAATAGCATAACCAATGGCTTTCATGGCAGGAACGAGTTTATCGTTCAAGATGGCCAAGATGTTTTTTTCATCAGCAAAAATAAGTTCTTTGAGCGTGTTCTCATGTACTGTTCCCTGTGCTTTAGAACTTCCGTTTTCTGTAGTCATTGTCTGATGCAGTATCAATATGGAAAGCTCCTCCCGTATGGCATTTATTTTTTGAAAAAAGACATTAAAAGCATCGCCTTTGCTGTTTTCCTTAATTTCAATTTCAGTACCTAACGGGAAGACGCCGTAAGGAGCGGAGCCCATATCTTCGAGCCACCCTGCTACTTCGTTCTTAACCTGTTCGGACTGCGAGGCGATTTTAGCAATACGGATAGGCACTCCGAATAATTCCTCAAATTCGTCCCAGCTTCCCCAAGAATGGCGTTTTAAGATAGCATAAGGCACGGCTTTTTCAAGCAGTCCTATTTTATCGTACATCTGCACTTCTATGAGCTGCTCTGGAAAGTCTCTGTAAGCCAAGCCTGTGTTCATAGCAATATCGGTAACGATAATGCCTAATTCTGGGATAACATGCCCTCGCTCTACAAGCTCTACTTCTTTTATTTCCTTTTTTTCTACATTTTTAATCCAGACAACTTCTGTCCCAAAATAGACTGATTCATGTGCATACTTTAAAAAGTCCTCAAACCAAGATTTATCCTTGATGTATTCGGTGCATTTATCATCTTTTCTACCCTCTTTATTTACAAAAATGAACTCCTTATTAGTAGTTCGAAAGGTTCTATTCTGGGTAATTCCTGTGAGCTGGCCGTCCATTAGAGCGTCATCATAGACCTCTTGGAGTAGGAAATTTTGAGGATATTCCTTACTTTGTCGCATGAGCCTTGCCCTCTGCCAGTCGTTGATTTCTTTTCGCCATATTCTTTTCTGCTGGCGTACTAAATCCACCATAAACTTGGTTACCTTGCTGATGTTATTAGTGTCAGAAGCACTAAGGTTTATTGGGTTTTTTAGCAGGTTCCCGCTGATGTCTGTTGTATGCTGTATGTATTTCATTTTAGTAATTGGTCTAATGTTTTGGTTAGTTTATCTTTAATTCTTTCTTCTAAATAAGCAGATTTACCGATGAACTGTCTTTGTGGTAAATCTTGTGTTCCCTCGTTGTGATAGGCGGCATATCCTTTATAGGTGTAGAATATTACCCGTAGTTTTTCTCTTCTTGCTCTGAAAGAGTTTCTCAGTTTGTCCCCGCCGGTATTATGTCCTGTAAGTATAGCTCTGCCTATTTCTTTTTGCCCGAATTTGGTTAATGCTCCCATTTTGCCGTGCCGGTTGGTGCGGTATCGGGTAAGGTCTCTGCCCTGCCTGTCTGTGGTTTTTCTTTCTTTCCAAGAATTTAAAGTGCTGTCGTTAAAACCTTCGTCTTGAAAGTTCTTTTGAATAAAATTCAATCCCTCCACTTCTATAATTTTTAATGCTTGTTCGGGGATTTCTTCAGCGGCTTTATTGAGAAGGTCTTGTAAATCTTTTAAGTCTTTCATTTTTACCAATGATTTCTATAAGTCTTGCGACTTCCAAGCTTCATAAAAGGCACAGGTTCATCAGGTTGTCCATCTCCGTCTTTATCCTCCATTTTAAGAGGTAAATCTGCTTTCATTTTTCCGCTGGCAATTTCCTCCAGCCATTTCATCACCTCATTGTAATCGTCTTTGTCTCCGCCCGGCTTTCTGCGTTCTTTGAGTTCATAAAGAACCAACTTTTTAAGATTTTTGAGTAAAAGCCCATTACGATTTTCTCCCTGCATCAGAAAGATTTTTTCTGTATCATAATAACTTCCCAGATAGGTTTTAAAAACATCTATACTCTCCTGAATGATGTTCTCAACAACATTAGAGTCTGTTCCCTTTAATATATCCACGAAATCTAAAGGTGCTACGGTGTGTAATTCTTCTTTGGTTAAAAATGCCATTTTAAAAAGTCTTTAAATTTGTTTTAAACTCATTTTAACTGTCTTGTATTTTGGTGCGAGCTTTCGGTAAATCATTGTATCAAAGCTGAGGCGGTAGGCAAAATTACCTTTCATGGTCTGCGAGTCGATTTCGTCTCCTGTCTGCTCTAATGGTTTAAACTGCTCGCCATACAGAAACTGCAATTTTTCAGCAATAGCATCTAAAAGGTCTATTTCATTAAGCCCATGTTCTGTATCCTCTGTATTTTGGTACTGATTGAGCCATCCATCCCTGCAATACAGGGTAACATCTACCGAAGCCCTGCCTTCTTGGTTCTGCTCGGTCATGGTTTCCCAGTTGATGCGGTTAATCCGAATAAGTGCTGCCACGAATAAATGAGGTTCTTTTTCTGCACTCATCTGTCCTCGGTCTAAATCTACCAGTTCAAGCTGGGGGATTGTTTGTAAAGCTTCTTTTATTTTGATAAATATTTCTTTTCTCGGTGTCATTTCTTATATTTTTAAATTCTTCGTTTTCGGCTGCTGCTTCTTTTTCCTACGGCAGGTTTGGTGCTTCCCTTTCTTTTAGAATATCCAAAATAAGTCTGTATAAGAGTAATTCCCCTCTCTAAGGTGTCGGGAGCATCATCATTAGAACTTGTTCCTCTTTCAAAGGCTAAAATCTGCTTCATAAAGGCCTCATAATCTTTTTTTGAACGGGTTTTAAGGCTTTCATCCCAAAAGAGTATTTTCCTGAACAACGCATTAGTAATTCCCGTAGCGATACGGTTATGCTTGTCTCCCTCCTGATGTTTCGGCATTGGGATGTTAGGACAGTGATTGTCTTCTGCTGCTTGAATGATAACAGGAAGATATACGGCTTCTTGTGCTGCAGTAGCATCAAAAAAGCCCATGATGTTATATCCTTTCTCCCAATATTTCTTTACCCATTCAGCGCGGACCTGCATTGCGTAGTTGATTTCACATTTTTGACAGAATACCTCCAGTACGAAAATCTTCATGCCTTTAATCCCCAGCAGTACCCCTGCCTTGTAATCTCCATGAGCGGTATAAGACAAGTCCCAATGGTCAAGTATTCCGTCCCACACTTCATTTTCTGCAATATTGGTATGAATAATATCTTTTGCCTTGAATTGTTTACCCTCTTCAATAGGGTTATTAAAGTCTTCCCGCTGGGAAGTATAATAATCATCGGCTAATATGATTCTGATAATATCTTCTTTGGTATCTCTCTCCGGCCAGCTTGGTTCCCAGTCAATATCCTTATAATTTTCCTTAGTAATATTGGCGGTGGCTAAGTTGGTAATAGATTCATCAAAGTGAACGCTGTCCTGCCATTTATCTTTTAAATAGTCCAAAATGCCCTCTTTGACCATGTAATTGTTATTGACAATTACCATTCCCCTTTTTCTATGCAGGGCCTTTACCAAGTCACCCACAATCTTTTCGCCATATTTATTGACCATATCTGGACGCTTAGCTCTGTCCCTGTCTTCTATATCGTCTAATATAGCCAAGTCCGGACGAAATGAACCAAAACGAAGCCCTCTAAATGGTTGATTTAACCCCAATGCTTTAAAGTGCTTTCCGTCGCTGGTTTGAAAATCTCCATCAGCCCAGTCTCCATAACTGACCTGCATACCAAAATCTTTGATAAAACGCTCGTTGCTCACCAAATGTGCCTGCAGGTCGCTTAGTAGGATTTTAGCAAGCCCTTCATTGGCTCCGATGATGACGGGGAAGAATATTTTGTTATTCTCTTTCAGGTGGCATATATTGCCCACATTTGCCTGTATAGATTTTCCTGCCCCTCTGAATTTCTTTCTAAACTGCCGTATAAAAGGGTCTTTATATACTTTGTTGTAGTCTCTGATATGAAATTGAGGAGTGACAGCATCACCGAGAGGGAGGCCGCTGTAAACACCAAAATAATAGTCAAAAAACTCGCCGTAGTTTTCTGGCTTTAAAAGGCGCTTAACTCTTGCTTCCTGCTCTTCTGTACTTTCTTTTACGAGTGATTGGGAAGTAGCATCTCTAATCATCTTAGAAAGGCTGAAATATCGCTCTTTAGCTTCTTTAAGTTCGGTTTTAGTCATCTTGTAAAAGTTCTGTTATATAGGCATCAAAGTGAGGGCGAATTTCTTTGATAAGCTCTAAAATATTTTCTCTTTTTTTACCTTGGTTTTTAGCCGCTTTCTCCAGCATGTAAGAGCAGAAGGCATCGATGCTTTCCATGGAATAAACAGCTTTTTTACGGCTGTCGGTAATCCGGTCAAAGGCAGCCACAATTTTAGAAATATCATCTGCCTTATATGGTGGTTCTTCTCCCTTTTCTATGGCTAATGCACATTTGAGCGTTAGCCTTCTAATATTGGAGGGTTTTAATGTCTGGAGTTCTTTTTCTTCGTCCCAGTTTCCCTCCTTGCGCCATTTACCGAGCGTTTTTTCTCCAATCCCAATAATCTCTGATATATTAGTGATATTGAAACCTTTTACAAAAAGTTCTTTCCCTTGTGTCTTCTTATAATCTGCATCCGATGCCTTTAATCTTGCCATGTTTATAAATATTTAGCTTCTACTTTTATTGTTTTATTCTCCGTGAAAGAGATGTTATCTACCTTCTGTCCGTCGTATTCTAAATTCTTTTTCGCCTCAATGAGAAACTCCATAGGCTCCTCGCTGTTAAGCATCTGTTCAATGCCAACCCCCAGCTCGGGAGAGGCTTTATATTCTCCTTTTTGAGCAATGAGGATATGCTGTGTGTGCTGGTTGTCGCTTTCTGCTATGGCAAAATCATCGTTCTCAAAAGCCAAATCAGCGGTAAATAAAATATCTTTCATGTCTTTAAATTCTTCTGCAAAATTCATTAGAAAAGGACTTTATAAAAAGCTGTAGTTTAATACTTAACAAAAAACTCTTAACCATTAAGACTTTTTTGTTAATGAAAAAACAAGCACTTTTTTCGTCGCTTTTCAAGTCTCAACTTTGCCACAGAAATTTTCATCATGGAAAAAGGAAAAAAGAAAAACACACATACATTTATCGTCAGCACTGATGCGGTCAATTCTTATGGATACAGAATCCTAACGGAAGGAATAGACACAGAGCAGTACATGAAAAACCCCGTTGTTCTTTATATGCACAATAGAGGATACGGCACACCTACGGGAAGTGAGATTATAGGACGGACAGTTTCTTTGAAAAAAGAAGCAGGAAAGCTCATTGCAGAGGTGGAATTTGACGAGCAGGACGAGTTTGCCAAGAAGATTGCTGCTAAGGTAGAGGGCGGGTTTATTAAAATGTCTTCGTTGGGAGCCGATATTATAGAGACTTCACCTGACCCGAAATTAGCCATGCCAGGGCAGACCCTTGAAACGGTGACCAAGTGTAAAATGATAGAGCTTTCTATTGTGGATATTGGCGGAAATGACGAGGCGCTTAAACTCTCAAAAAATGGGAAACCTGCGCGATTACAATTATTAAATCTAAACCAAAACAATAAAAAAATGTCAGAATTAAAAAATGTAGCTCTTGTCCTTGGAAAGGGAGCAGAGAGCAGTGAATTTGAGGTACTGCAGGAAGTCAGCTCTTTGAAGCTGGCAAAAGAAAATGCAGAAAAAGAAGCGGGAGAATGGAAAGAAAAATACATTCACCTTCAAAGCAAGGAAGCCGAAAAATTAGTCGGCGAGGCAGTAAAGCTGGGACTTATTCCAGAAGATTTGAAAGATGTTCAGGTTAAAGCTTTTGAGAATGATTTTGAAGGGCAGCAAGCCAAATTATCAAAATTGATTTCTGAAAAGACAGCCCAGAACAATCAAAATGCAAGAAATGGTAAGGTAGCAGATGTTATAGCGCTTACCAAAGCATCAAAGGGAACAACTGCTTCTGCTAATGGCAGTGCAGAACTCTCTTTTGATTATCTGCAAAAACATGATGTGGCAGAGCTTAGAAGAATCAAGGAAGAGGAACCAGAAAAATATGTCCAGCTGGCTAAGGATTACGCAGCAGGTGTAAGGCATAAAGACAACTAAAATTATTTAATCATCTTTTAAAATTATTTGAAATGAAAAAAAGACTTTCATTATTTGCATTAAGTATCAACTTTTTGTTAGCGATTGCAGTATCTCTAATATTAACACAAATAATATCGGTAGAGATTAACCCTTTAATCTTAGCTGTTGCCATCACGGCAGTGCATGCGGGAGTAACTTATTTTACACCTTCCCAGTACAGGGGAAGAATGCTCATGGCATTACAAACGGAAATATGGATACCAGGGATAAAAGAGAACCCTATCCCTGACCATAGCTTTGTTGCCCAGTCGGTAGACATGTCCGAATTTGTAGAGAATAATAAATTACATCTTGCAGAGGCGGGTATAGAACCTTCTGTTCATGAAGATTACTTTGCATCAAATAATAACCCTCTGCCTGTCGCTGAAATTACAGACATTCCTAATGAGGTGGTGCTTAAAACTTTTTCTACATCTCAAACACGCCACAGACAACTGCAAGAGATTGAACTAGCTTATAACAGACGGGAATCACTTATAAACCGTCACAAAAATTCCCTTGCAAAAAACATCGGAAAAAGAGCAGCTTATGCATGGTCTGTGGACACAGCAAATGCTTTTAACAAGTTGTTCAACCTAAATGCGAGCGACTCCATTATAGATGCTATCATAGATGCTGAAGCATTTTTCTTAGAGAACGACATCACGGAAGGTCTCAACATCTGTTTTAATGCACAGCATTTGGCAAGAATTAAGAAGGAAGATAAAAAGCTATACAAAGACATCATGAATGAGAAGCAGATGTACAGTTTTAAAGTCTTCTCTTACAGCCAAAACCCTATTTACAAAGCTGACGGAACTAAAAAGGCTTTTGGAGCAACCAAAGACGCTACTGACAAGCAATGTTCATTCATGTGGGTAACGGATGAAGTGTTCAGATGTTTCGGGGATACAGAGATGTATGCTACTCTTAGAGACTCTGGATTACAGGCTGACCTGCTTTCATTTGCTCAAAGAGCATTAGTGGGGAACATTAGAGGAAATAACCCTAAATACAGAGCAACAATTCTTTAGGTATAAACCAGTTTTCAGCTGGTGATATTGCCGGCTGAAAACTTTTAAAATCAACAACAATGAAAAATAAATTAAAATATTTCTTTGAAAACCATCCTCACAATATAGTGTATGCAACTTCTGATGAAACCTTATTCATCAATCAAGAAGACGCAGAAAAGCATGCGCAGACATTAAAAGACAATGTCGTAGAGGAGTATTTAAGAACAAGTGTAAAAGAAGAACCTTCAACTCCTGCTCCTAATGCAGAGCAAACAGGAGAAAGTGCCTTACAGAATACAGCAAAAAAAACATCACCGAATGAACTGAAAGCGATTAAGGCTAAGGCTGTAGCAGATTATTTGGCTCTGTTTGGTGAAGCTCCAGACTCGAAACTTTCGGCAGCACAAATTCAAGAGTTGATTCAAGCGAAGCAGTTAGAATTAGATGCGGAAAATCAAGGTGAGGACGAGACAGATGACACCGAAAATTCGGAAGGTGAAGAACAACCAGAAGGAGAACAATCGCAGGAAGACAACCAGGAAGAAAATAAATCAGAAGAATGAGAGAAATAAAGTTTTTAGCCGTGCATTGTACGGCAACGCCCCAGACGACATCTGTAGAGAGTATTCAGAAGTATTGGAAAACTCAGTTAGGCTGGAAAATGCCCGGCTATCACTTTATTATAAAACCTAATGGAGAGGTAGTCAAGCTTCTGAGTGTAGATGAAATATCTAATGGAGTCAAAGGTTTTAATTCAGTAAGTATCAATATTGCCTACATCGGAGGTGTAGACAGCCAGAATAACCCTATTGACAACAGAACACCAGCCCAGAAAAAGGCTCTTCGGGATTTATTAGAGAAATTTAAAATAGTCCATCCAAAGGCAATCATCCAAGGACACAGAGATTTTCCTAATGTGAAAAAAGCGTGTCCATCATTTGACGCAAAAAAAGAATATGCAAACATCTAAGATATTAACACTTGTGATTTTGTTTTTTGTCTATCTCTCTTTGACATCCTGCCGGAGTGTTCGGCAGGAGCGTCAAAGCTCGGAAGAAAAAACAGAAATAATCACGGAAAAGACAACAACTTACCGCGATACAGTATTCCATACCAAACCAGCGGAAGCGTCTCTTAGACTGCCTTTGTCTTCATTCAAAACAAAAGAAACGGATTTTAAAGGAGATTTAAAAACACTTTCAAAGCCCTTGAAATGGAAACAAAAAAACGGTAATGCTACCGCTTCATTAGAGGTTAAAGGAGATACGGTATATATCAATGCTCACTGCGATAGTTTAGCCATAGAGGCAAAAATCCGAGCAGATTTTGAAAGCAGATATATAAATACGAGTAAAAAAGAAGAAACCGACATTAAGAAGAAAAGCGGTGTAAGTGTATTTACTATTCTCAGTTTGATAGGCATAGCGCTGATAGCTGGCTTTATTGCAGGAATAATCATAAAATTTAAAACATAACAAAAATGGGATTACCAAAAATAAAATTTATCATTGCTTCTAATGGCTTAGAACTGCTCACAGCAGATATACAAAAGACACCTGGTCTTGTTGTTACAGGCTCTACTGTTGCAGGTAAAATTGCGATAGGAGAAAGTAAACAAATATTTTCTTTAGAAGATGCAAAGAAAATAGGAATTACAGAAGCAGAAAACCCTTTTGCTTACAAACATGTTAAAGCATTCTATGAATATGCAGGAACATCAGCAGAGCTGTGGATAATGCTTGTTTCTGATGCTACCACGATGGAACAGATGGCTGACCACGAAAAGACTTTTGCGAAGAAATTACTTGAAGATGCCGGGGGAAAAATCCGTGTGCTGGGTATTCTTAAAAAATCTTCCGGAAGCCCTACTATCAGCGGAAGTATCGATGCAGACACAGACAAAGCCGTAATTAAAGCACAAAAACTGGCAGATGATTTTGCAGAAAAATATTTTCCTGTGAGGGTTATCATTTCTGCTAATGATTTCAGCGGAGATGTGCAGTCCTTAAAGGATTACAGTACGACAAAGTTTAACAGAGTTTCACTACTGCTGGCAAACACAGACGGCGGAAAAGAAGCTTCTATCGGACTGGCTTTGGCACGGCTAGCATCTACTCCAGTTCAAAGAAATATTGGGAGGGTAAAAGACGGCGCAGTAGAGCATACGCAGGCGTATTTTACAGGAGGTGCAAAAGTAGAATCTTTATCCTCCGCTTGGGACAGCATCGCGGATAAAAATTACATCTTCCTTAGAAACTTTGCGGGGAAAGCAGGATTTTTCTTTACCGATGACCCTACACTTACAGGAGAGACTGATGATTTTAAAGCATTAGCCAACGGCTTTGTAATGGACAAGGCAGTTATCATCGCTTACAATGTATTGGTGGAGAACTTGGGAGATGAAATCCAAGTTACAGAAAACGGGACAATACATCCTGCTATCATCAAAGCGTGGCAGAACTCTGTAGAGAGTAACATTAATGGGCAGATGACGAGTAAAGGAGAATTAAGCAACTGTAAGGTTGTGATTGATGAAAATCAAGACATTATCAAAACAGGGATAATGGAAGTAGGCATTAAATTACAGCCTGTAGGGTATGCTAAGTTTATTACAGTTAAGATAGGTTTCACTACTAAAATAGATTAACAATGGCAAGTTTTAATTCAAAACAATACAGCTGGTGCAGTATATCGGTGCTTCTCGGAGGGAGAATACTGGAAGGATGTACAGCAATAGAATACACAGAGAAAAAAGAAAAAGAGCTGCTCTATGGCAGGGGATGTAAGCCTCACGGAGTTGTGGGTGGCAATGTGTCTTATGAAGGTAAAATATCTATATGGCAGAGTGAACTGGAAGCCATGACCAGAGATGCAACCAATAAAAATATACTCGCTCTTTCTTTTGATGTTGTTGTTGCATATGTGCCGAATGATGGCGGACAGATAGTAACAGACATTCTAAAGGGTGTAGAGTTTACAGAAGTGAAAAAAGGAATGAACCAGGGAGATAAAAATATGATTGTAGAGCTTCCTATCCTTTTCATTGATGTAAAAAGACAGGTGTAAAATTTATACCCGTCTTATTCGGGCGGGTATTTTTAAAAAATATTTAAAACAATTTTAAAAAGTAAAAAAATGAAATCAGAAATCACACAAGAGCAAATCCAAGAATGGAAATCAAAACATGGAGATATTTTTAGATTAAAAATAGAAGATAAAGAATGTTATCTTAAAACTCCTGATAGAAAAACGCTGAGTTATGCATCTTCTACGGCAACAAAAGACCCGCTGAAGTTTAATGAAATCATCCTTAAAAACAGCTGGCTTGGAGGAGATGAAGAAATTAAAACTAATGACAGCTTATTTCTTGCAGCATCTTCTAAAATTGCAGAAATCATAGAAGTAAAAGAGGCTGAGCTGGAAAAGCTTTAGAGCAGGCGGAAGTAAACGAAGACGAACAACCCATTCGTATTTTGGATGCGCAACTGCGGTATTTTTTCAAAATAAATCCCGACCTGCTGACAGATGAGGAATGGGCAATGCGTGTGGAAGAATTAAAGTGGATAAGAGCTAAAGAAGCAGAAGCCTCAAAATCTTATTAAAGATGTCTCTTTCTATGAACGGCTGCGAAATACATAAAAAAACAGCTGGCAGAAAAGAACAACATCCCTTTAGCAAGATAGTCTATAAGAGGAACGCTCCATATCAAAGCAGAAGCGACTAAAAAGACTACTGAAAGCACAGGGCGGTACTTGATAAGATATACATAATCTTTTCCAAGTTTCCATATAAAACCTGCTGCAAGAGCAATCAAAAAAATATAAACAAATACTAATAACATAATGCAAATATAACTAAAAATGGCAAATGTTTATGAATTTATCATCTCTATGAAAGACGGCATTTCTGCAGCTGCAAAAAAGGCCTCTTCATCTATAGATGGCATCAAAAACAATGCCGAAAAACTCTCCAGCGCAGCAACGAAAACACAAGAAAAGATGTCGGCTCTTTTCTCAAAAGTTACGGCATCTGCTGTTAACGCTGTTCGTGGTCCCAAAACGCTTCAATACTCTATAGATGAACTTAAAAAGAAACTAGAAAAGGTAAACCAGGTTAAATTTTCTACTCATCTAAAAAAGGAATTTAATGAAGCCACAAAAGAGGCTCAACGCCTTGAAAAACAAATTTCAAGATTAGAACAGGGAATCTCAGGGAATGGTTTCGGTTCAAAAATGGCTGGCTGGCGGAAAGACTTTGCGAACTCTCTGCCTGGAGCAGATATAATATCTAATCCATTAACTTTGGCAGGGGCAACCATTGGTTCTTTTTGGACGGCAACAGAAAAAGCAATGGAAGCAGGCAAAGAGAGAATGAAGCTGCAAACCCTTACAGGAAGTAAAGAAATAGGCAGTTCGCTATATGAGGGATTAACAAAGTTTGCTACTGATACGGTATTTGGGACAGAGGTTTATGATATGGCTACGCAGATGCTCGCCAACGGAATTAAAAGCTCTGATGTTATGCCGCTTATGGAACAGCTCGGAGATATCAGTATGGGAGATGCTGATAAGCTAGGAGGTCTTTCACTTGCTTTGGCTCAGATACAGGGAAAAGGACATCTTGCTGGACAAGAGTTATTACAGCTTATCAATGCAGGTTTTAACCCTTTACAGATTATATCTGAGAAAACAGGAGAAAGCATAAACAGTCTCAAAGAGAAGATGGAAGATGGAAAAATCAGCTTCAATGATGTTCGTAGGGCAATGGATATGGCGACAGGAGAAGGGGGAAGATTCCACAAAATGCTTGAACAAGTTGCTAATACTCCTTATGGACAATTAGAAGGGTTAAAAGGGCAATTAGAGCAAATGATGGTAAAGATAGGCTCTGTGTTTATTCCTATCGCTTCTAAGATGATGAGTTTTTTCAGCTGGTTAGGAGAGCAATTGGGGCCTATTTTAGAACCCGTAGTTATTATTTTGGGAAGTCTTGCGGTAGGACTTTTAGCTGCCGCTGCCGCACAATGGGTGCTAAACCTTGCATTATGGTCTAACCCAGTAGGGCTGATTGTAGCTGGAATTATCGTGCTGATTGCGGTTATTACTTACCTTATATCAAAAATCAGTGGTTGGGGCGAGGCATGGAGCACGGTTGTGAATAATGCCAAACTCACATGGGAAGCTTTTACCTCTATGATAGACTATTACTGGCAGAAGACCACTAACAGCTTTATGATAGGCCTCAATAAGATAAAGGAAGGCTGGTATACCTTCAAAAATGCTGTCGGAATGGGTGAGGAATCAGAAAATAATGCACTGCTTGAAAAGATAAATCAAGACACTGAAAACAGAAAGAAAACAATAGAAAATGCTCAAAAGAATTTTGATGAAAAAGCAGATGCATTTAAGAAAGGTATCAAAAATCCTCTTGATGAGTTAAAATGGAACGAAAAATCAAGTCTTTCCAGCACGGTAAATAATTTAAAAAATACCATAATGCCTGAGTATTCAGCAGGAGGAGGGCTTGGGAAAGATGACAAGAAAAAAGAAAAGAAAAAGGGAAGAAAGAAAAAAGAAGCATCGGATGGAATCATCTCTGGAGGTTCAAAGCAGACCAACATTACCATCAATATTGATAAAGTAGGGACTGATACCAAAATTTATGTATCCTCAAAAGAGGAAGGACTGTCTTCTTTTGGAGAAAGAGTGAGAGAAGAATTGCTAAGAGCTATTAATAGTGTGAATCAACTTCAAACATAATGAACAATGGAATTAGACATAAAGGAACTTGTCGCCATGGCGCATTTTAATTATGTAGGGCCGGCATTTCCAAGCTGGTGGGGGAAAAACAAAACAAAATTTGTTCTTCCTTCACTCAGGGGAATAGCAAGAGAACTGATGCTTGGAGGAGCTTATTTTCAAACACTAAAAGTCGCATACAAAGGAGAACAATTTGTTTTTCCCAATGAACCGCTTATCTCTATGAGTTTAGCCAAAACCATAGTTGAAACCGCAACAGTAGGCAAAGAAAGACGCGGAACAGTAAAAGAATACATCTGTACCGAAGACTATGCCCTTACAATAAAAGGAGTCTGCATCAATGAAGACCCAGAAAGAAGAGATGAATACCCTTCCGAGCAGGTACAGGAACTCCACAGGATGTTTGAAATCAATGACAGTCTGGAGGTTGTCGGAAATCCATTCTTAGAATTGTTTGAAATTCGGCGTATCGTACTCCAAGATATTCAGTGGGAAGAAATGGCAGGAGAACAGGGCTTACAGAAATACACCATCACTGCGGTTTCAGACAGCGATTTTTATGCAGATTTAACCGATAAAGCAAGGGCTTTAAAAACTTTGTAAGATGTTTATTTTAAAATCAGAGATAAAAATAGGTGATTTTATATTCCATTCAGTAAGTGAAGTGGAAATCACCAAGAGTACGGAAGAACTCTCAGACACTGCGGTAATAACCATGCCGTCCAAGTTTAAGATAAGACACAATGGGGAGGAAAAACAGGTAGAGAATGCTATTAAAGTCGGCGATAAAGTAGAAATAAAACTCGGCTATGAAGAAAGGTACGAAGGAGTGGAATTTGTCGGCTATGTAACAGCGATAGGCTCTAAAATCCCCTTAGAAATCAAATGTGAAGACGCTATGTGGGTTCTTAGGAGAAAAAATATCACTCACGCCTATAATAATGGCACTACACTTAAAGAGGTGCTAAAAAAAGTGGTTGAGGGGACAGATGTAGAGCTTTCGGATAAAATCCCCAGCATGAAGATAGATAAACTCGTCATCAGGATGGCTAACGGGGCGCAGGTGCTTCAAAAGCTGAAAGATGATTTTGCGCTGAGTATTTATTTAGACAATGAAGGAAAATTATATGCAGGGCTGGAACAGATGAACAACATAGGAAAGCAGGTAATATACGACCTTAACTATAATTTGGTTGAGAACAATTTAGAGTATAAATCTGCCGACCAAAAGAAATTAAAGATAAAATACACTTACATAGACAATAAAAACAGAAAAAAAAGCATAGAGGTCGGCGATAAAGACGGAGAACTCAGGACTTTTCATACAAGTGTCATTTCAGATGAAAAGAAACTTGAAGAAATGGCACAAGCAGAGCTTAAAAAACTCAAATATGACGGCTTTGAAGGTTCTGTAAAATCATTTCTAATTCCTTATGCAGAACATGGTATGGCAGCAGTCATTCAAGACAGTGAACACCCAGCAAGAGAAGGCAAGTATTTTATAAAAAAAGTAGTAACCACTTACGGAAGTTCTGGAGCAAGAAGAGATGTAACAATAAGCAATAAACTATAATGAGCAAAGAACTACAAGACGGATTAAACCTAATGAGACGACGAGGAGTAGACACCTTTCCTGCTGTAGTGGTTTCTGTGGATAAAATAAACGGAACCTGTGTGGTTAATGATGGAACATTAGACTACACCGATGTTAGATTATCAGCAAGCGTGGAGGACGAAGCCAAGAGGTTTTATTTGTTTCCAAAAGTAGGCGGCTGGGTATTGGTTTCTCCAATCAATGAGGATATTCATCGTCTTTATATTGAATTTTTCAGCGAAATAGAAAGCGTTGATTTAAAAATAGAAGAAACACAGTTAAAAGTAGACGAAAAGGGTTTCTTACTTAAAAAAGAAAACGAAACATTGGCAAAGCTTATGACAGACCTATTACAGGAAATCCAGAAGATGAAATTTTTAACAGTTTCGGGAGGGCCTACAACACGGCTTATCAACCAGCCGAAATTTAAGGAAATAGAAAACAGGTTTAAAGAGCTTTTAAAAGAAAATTAAAATGGCATTAAATATCACAAGATTAAAAGAAAAAATAAAAAAGGCTTGGACAGAAGAAATGGAGAATGAGAACGAAAACGATTATTTGGACAAAGTAAGCCAGAAAATAGCTTCTGCCGTAATAGAGGAAATAAAACAGGTTAGCATTACAGCGACTTGCACTCATGGACCTGTAAATATTCAAAAAGTAGAATAATGACAACCATCATATTACACAATCAAAGTCTTTTAGATTTGGCGGTTCAGCACACGGGAGCGGTGGAGAATACCTTTGCGATGGCGGTTGCCAATGGGCTGAGCCTGACTGATGATTTACCTGCAGGAGCAGAAATTAAGCTTCCAGACAGCGTGAATAAAGACAGTGATGTGCTGAATTATTACACCGCAAAAAGGCTTCAACCTGCCACAGCAGTAATAATGCTTCCAGAGGAGGAAAGATTAGAGGGTATTGGATATTGGGCAATTAGTGTAGATTTTAAAGTAAGTTAAAAAGCAAAATATGGGAAAGAAAAAAGAAAGTTACAAAGAATTTGTAGAAAAATTTAAAGTAAAAAAAACAACAGATGATTGTTATACTCCTCCAGTGGTATATAATGTGGTGCTGGATTATGTGAGAGAAAACTGCAATATAGAGGGGCTGAAGGTGATGAGACCATTTTACCCTGGCGGAGATTATGAAAACGAAAACTACGATAAAAACAGCGTAGTGATTGACAATCCGCCGTTTTCTATCATGTCCTCAATCATCCGTTTTTACCTTGAAAGAAATATAAAATTCTTCCTCTTTGCCCCGCATTTAACACTCTTTGGCTCTAACCAAGATTATACAGGAATTGTGGCGAGTGCGGATATTACCTATGAAAATGGAGCTAAAGTGAAAACGAGTTTTGTATCTAACCTATTTGGAGATATTAAGGTTTTGGGAGCCCCAGAATTAAGGCAAAAAATAAAAAAAGTTCAAGACAGAGGTAAAACCTCGCCCCCTCGTTATTGCTATCCTGATAATGTTTTGACCGTCAGCGATGTTAGTAAGATAGTAGAGAGAGGGGAAAGTATTAAGATAATGAAGAATGAAGTGGATTTCTGCAGGACATTAGACCACCAGAGAAAGCATAAAAAAGCAATATTCGGGAGCGGTTTCTTAATCTCCGATGAAGTGGCGAAACGCTACAAGCAGACCATGGAGAAAGCAATAGAAAAGGAAGTGAGAAATAAAATAGAAAAAAAACAGAAAGAAAAACCACTAAAATGGAATTTATCAGAGAAAGAGCTTGAAATTATTAAATCTTTGGCGTAATGGCACGAACAATAGAACAAATTAACAACGAGATAATTAAAGCCAAAGAGGCTGAACCTCCTCTTGCAGGGCTTACCTCCACCAGCAAGGTGGCGATATGGAGGCTTTGGGCGTATATCACAGCTTTTGTGATTTACACTTTGGAGCAGATATTTGACCAGCACAAAGCGGAAGTCTTAGAGGCTTTAACTCAATTAAAGCCACACACGGCACGATGGTACCGCAATAAGGCGTTAGCCTTTCAGTATGGTTTTGACCTCATTACAGATACCGATAAATTCAATAATCAAGGATTTACCGAAGATCAGATTTCTGCATCTAAAATCGTAAAATTTTCTGCAGTGACAGAAGCAGACGCAGAGAGCCGTCTCATTGTTAAAATTGCCACTGAACAGGGCGGAGAACTTCAGCCGATAAGTGTTAGGCAAAAAGCATCTTTTGATGCTTACATGAACGAAATCAAAGACGCAGGGGTAAGAATTACAGTTATCAATTATCTGCCCGATGTTCTCAAGCTACAAATGAAAATCTACCGAGACCCTTTGGTTTTGGACGAAAACGGACAAAGTATCGTAACAGGGAAAAAGCCGGTAGAAGATGCCATTAAAGAGTTTTTGAAGAATTTACCATTTGATGGAGAATTAGTCCTCGCGCACTTGGTGGATGCTCTCCAGCAGGTAGAAGGCGTGAGGATTCCGCACATTATCCTCGCTGAAAGCAAATGGATAGATGCTGGAGTGAATGATTACGGTGGTTACGAGACCATAGAGGTTAAGAAAATCCCTGTAAGTGGTTATTTCAAAATAGAAAACTTTAACAACATTGAATATGTGGTTTAATCTGGACATCCCAAAATTGACAAGCCTTTTAACTCCGACTTTCCTCCGTAGGGAAAAGCTCTCGGCATGGCTTCGGGCGCTTCATTATCCACTTATCAAAGTTGCGGATGATTTCAATGTGAATAGGAATGCTAACCTCTACAATCTCGCTCACAATGGGCAGGTGTGCTACCTCCGCGCTGCGCTTAACGATAAGTTTGATATTTCATTAAGGCGGATAAAAATAGCAGAAGGAAACCGCTACAAAAGAGAGTATATCTACACAGATGGAGAGAAAAAGCCTAAGTATTTAGGTGTGATGTATCTTCGGGATGATGCAGACTATGGCGATACGGGAGTAGATTTTATCGTGCTGGTTCCTGCGGGACTGCAGTATAATGATTACGAAATGCGCTACATCATTGACTTTTACAAATTAGCCTCAAAAAGATACAAAGTAGAAACCTATTAAATGAAAACAGACATTATAGCCCTTGATTATGTGGGCTTCTAAAAGAGTTATTATGAATAAATTAAATTTCAATCAGACGGGAGGATTCCCAATGTCTACTAACATATTGGATGCAGTGCAGATGGCTTACTCGCTGTTTAACCACTTGGGAAGCCTTGCGGGAGAGCTGGTCATCATTTCGGGCTGTGTCATTACTGGAAATACAGTGAGTGATGGTGCGGTATATATTAACGGCGAACTTCTAGAGTTCAAAGGTGGAAGCATTTCAACTAATGTTATTATCAAGGAAGAGACAGAAAGCAGAGTATTTGAAGATGGAGCAACGAAGCCAGTTATCTACAAAAGATACGCAGGATTCGGAAGTTCTACACCTGATAAAACCTTTAAATGGGAAGATTTTAAGCGTGTAGACAACCTTATACAACAAGGAGTAAAGAATGCCGATTTTGAGAAAAGGATTAAAGCCCTTGAAAATAAGAAAAGCCCTGTGCCGATAGGCTTAATCGCCATCTGGGGGAAACCAGCCAGCGAACCTATACCAGAGGGCTGGAAAGAGTGCACCGATCTACGGGGAAGAATGCCCCTAGGCTGGAATCCAGACGATACTGATTTTAGCGAATTGCTTAAAAATGATGGAGAAAAGACACACCAGCTGACCATTGCCGAAATGCCTGCTCATAGTCATTCAGGAAAAACATTGACACCATCAGAAGCGGTCGGTATTCATTGGGATGGACACGATGGTATAGGATTTAGACCAGGAAGTGCCAACAATGCTCCTGGTGACACAGGACTTACAGGAGGCAACCAGCCTCACAACAACATGCCTCCTTACCGTATTATTAAGTTCATCGAGTTTGTGGGATTTGAATAATAAAAAAAACATTACTATGGCAAAAACAGCGATAAATACAATAAAACAGTGGTTTAAAACAGGCTCTAAGCCTACACAGGAACAGTTTTGGAGCTGGATGGATTCATACCTGCATAAGGATGAACTTATACCACAGGAAAGCATTCAAAACCTTAGCACCACGCTTTCCAGCAAGGCAGATGCTGACCAATTAGCCAATAAAGCCAATGCAGATGCTTCGGGATTAACTGATGAACAAAAATCGGCTTGGAAAGAGTTGTTAAGTGAAGATACCGCCTCTGGCGATGATTTTGAATAAAAAAGAACTAACATCATGGCAGAAAAACAAATTTTTAAGCTAAAAACGATAAAAAAGAATGGTGCTGCACCTACCCCAGGAAGTGTAGGTAATCAACCGAATACATTGTATGTCCTCCAAGTAAGTGATACGGAAGCCAAAGCTTTAGTAACAGATAAAAAGGGCAAAGCTATAGCATTACAGGGAGGAGCAAGTGGAAACTATACAGGACCTACCTATGATAAGAATGGTGTTTTTTATCTTAATGGATTATTGAGATTAAACCCTGTATACGCAACAGAACTTGGCAGCACAGCTGGAACTAAAGCTCTTGTGATGAAACAAGACGGTTCAGTGCACACGGTGCCTATCTCAGCATTAGGCGGAAGCACAGGAATTACCCCTGTACCTGCTCCAAGTCCAAAAAATAAACTTGCGGGCAAAAAAATATCATTTATCGGAGATTCCATTACTTCGTTTGGCGATGGGACACCTGAATATAATTCGGCAACAGGCTATATCTATGATGATGTGTGGTCTGGGCTGGTTATCAAGATGACAGGTGGAGTGTTAGGTACATTGGATGGTGTAGCAGGTTCAATGGTACAGGGCTCAACTTATGATGCCTTTGCTTTTAGAAGGAGTAAATCAGTAGCACAAGACAGCGATTATATCTTCATATTTATGGGAGCTAATGACCAGCGTCTTAACCGTAATTTGGGGACAATTAAACCTAAGGGAACTCTTGGAGATATTACAGATGCAAGTAATCCGAATCTTAATGAGTTTACAGGAGCGTATCAATTAGCATTGGAAAACATGCTAAATCATTATCAGAAGTCTCAGATAGTGCTGATGACTCCGCTTAAGGCTTTTAATAGAGATAATACAGGTGATTTGAATCCCAATTCTGATGCTTTTGCAGAAAGAGTAATAGAGTTAGCGAAACTCTACGGCATAAGATATATAGACATGAGGGAGATTGGAATTACAGGCTACAATCACTCTATATACATGAATGATGGACTGCATCCTAACAAGAAAGGACACAGGCTGATTGCTGAATATGTGGTAGGAAGAATGGTGGAGTTTGGAGTTGTGGCAGGTTCGGGCGGTGGAGGTGCTACAATAGATGCCTATACCAAATCTCAGACAGATGAGAAAATCAACAATATTATTATTGGTGGGGCAAATTTACTTAAAAATACAGCCCTCCCTATATTTTCTCCAAACACACCTGGTGAAGGAGGCAAAAATGGAACAGGCACCCCTATGACAATGAGTGATAACACTGGATACTTTGTACGATACACACCAGATGAGGACAAGGTAGTGTCTACATATGGGATGTTTCTCGCAGGAAGTAATTTGGGAAAACACTCTATGAGTATGGATTTCCGCCACTCAAATAGTGAGAATGTGACCATATGGGGGCAGAGTGTGCCTCCTGATAAGTGGGTAAGGCTCAAGCGTGAGAGTTTTACGAATGAAAATGAATATAGTAGTTTCAGCTGTGATATAGCGGGTGTAGCTATTGATGTGAGAAACTACAAGATAGAATTAGGGAGTAAAGCCACAGACTGGACGCCTCACATATCCGAGTATAACCTCGGTGCTTCTCCTAATATGATAGACCAGGTATTCCCATGGACTAATGATTTAGGAATTATTGCTGAAACCAATGGAGATAACGACAGGGCATTATATAACCTTCCATACATTGACTTTATAGTTAATATCTTAGAATTTTATTTTGTTTTTACAGATGGTTCTACAAAGAGAGTTGATGGTCTTAAAGTGGCGAGATTATCCAGCGGAAAAAAAGGAATTGCTTTTAAAGCATCTATTATAGGGGGAAAAACTCCTACAAAAATGTATTTAAAAGCTTTATTGAAATAGAATTAAAATAAAAAATTATGATTATAGATTACTTAGAAGGAGATTATAAAACACTTATAACCACTTTGTTTGTGGTGTGTTTTACTTGGATTGTGGTTATTGTAGCAATGCTCATTGACCTTTATTTTGGAGTAAAAAAAGCCAAAGAATTAGGAGAAGCAACCAGTTCGGAGGGATTTAGAAGAACCATCAACAAAGCGACTTATTATTTTGCTTTGATGGGCTTTGCATTCTTGTTTGACATCTTTGATGTGGTAACGCCCTATTTCTTTCCACATCCGCTCGGAAGTGTGCCGTTTGTGAGCATATTTGTAGCGCTTGGACTTGTATTTACCGAAGCAAAATCAGTTCGTGAAAAAGCCGAAGACAAAGCCCGAAGACGAACCGATGAAAGTTTCAGAAAGATGTTGGAGCTGATGCAGAACAGAGAGGATGTAATGAGAGAAATCGCAGACCATCTCAAAAAAGAAAGACAGAAACAAGAGAATTAAAACAACTTTTAAATGTGCCTTAAAACAATATTAAAAAAGCAGTCTAAATGACTGCTTTTTCTATCTTTGTCCTGTCAATTTTTTTTGGACATTTTGTTTTATGTTTTTGGACATTTTGTTTTGCCGATTATACTTTGTGATGAGTTGCTTTCAGGGAAAATC